CTCAAACTGCTCAACTGTGAGCTGCTGTTCGATGTAGTCTATACACTCTAAACCGCCTTGGTTGTAGTGTGATGGGTTGTTGATTACATCCTTAGCTACAGCACTAGACTGGTACACTTTGTTGCCGTTCTTGTCATCCTTGAAACGTCCCCAGTAGCCACGCTCTACTCTCTTCTGGTCTGGAAACCCTTCCTTAGCTAAGACACCATTCTTCAGTGCGTCCCATTCTGCCGGTGTTGCGTCATTAATCGTCATCTCGTAACTCCTCTTCTAACTCTTCTGCTCTGTCTTCTATTAGGTCTTGGAATCTATCCACTAAGTCTTCACTGCTAATGTCTAGCACCTCCAACAATGTGATCTCATCCAAGTGCTTTAGTCTATCGCTTATATCAGCTATCGTCAGTGCCATCTTCTACTCCGTTTGCTGTCCATGCGTCAACGATCTGCTGCATCTGTTCAATAGTTAAACCTATGTAAGAGTACTTACCAAAGACATCGTCTGTCTGTATTGACACCTTCTTCTCTCCTATATAGAACTGTAGGTCGTCTGTTAATATAACCCTCTTCATGATCGTGCCTTCCTCTCAGCTGCTGTCTTTACTGCGTGGCATGGTTTGCAGAGAATCTGCATGTCTTCAGGCTCACAGTATAATCGTTTAACAAAGCTAGGAAGGTCGTCAAAGTCGTTCAGGCTTCCTGCTGGGATGATGTGATCGACCTGAACTTCCTTATCCATAAACTCCTCAGCGCACTCAGCACACGTATACAACCACTTGTGTCTCTTCCCTGTGACTGCTGTACGATTGGCATTCTTAACCTTCTGCTTGACTGGATACCTCTGGAATGCCTGTCTTAGCGCACTCCGTATGAACTGGAAGTATCTAGCCTTAGTCCAAGTCTTGCCTGCCCACGTGCGCGGTTTTAGCTGTCCCATTCTAGGAACTCCTTAGTCTCCACAGGAAACGAGAATCTATCAGCCAGTGAACGTCTAAGGTAAACCAACTGAGCATTCTCGTAGGCTCTGGTATAGCCCATCTGATCAATGACAGTCAACGCCATGTCTAGCTCAGACGTTAGACCATCGAGTAACTCAGCTGCTAGAGCCTTACCACATAGATACATTCCTATGATGTTGTCTACAGCGTCTCCCATGATGATTTGCTTGTACAGGTTACGAGTTGCTTCAAGCTGATCAGGCGATGTAGTTACATCGTTAACCATGTCGTACCTATCACATGCTATCTGATCGAAGTCCTTATCCAATGACACTATCACAGGAACCGTACCTTCTTTCAGCTCTCTCGTGGCACCTGTTGCTATAGCGTCATCAGCTTCAATGCCGTCATAGACTAGAGCGCCCCAGAAGTCGATCATGTGTTGCCTAGCTGCCCGAAGATGTATTGGCTTAGGGCCTGTCCTGTTGCCTTTGTAAGGCGCTGTGACGGCTATCTCGTTCCTAAAGTTATGACCTCCTGTTAGGTATACATGATACTTAGTTAGCTCAGGGAAATGCTGTAAGATAGACTTAACAACATAGCTATTAAGTGTCCACGTTACTGCCTTAGCCTCTCCTTCGTCTCCTATAGCGCAAGCGATCCTGTACGCTATGATGTCTCCATCGATGTGTAGCATTATTCCATACCTCCTGTTGGGCCTCTCCCGTTGCCACGAGCCAACCATACGAGCCACAACGTAGCCAACCAATTAAAGAACGTGTAAGGAATGAGCGAGCCTGTTAACAAGTTAATAGCCCAGATGGTAAAAACAGGTACAGCGATGAACGCCATACCTGTTAACACTAACCATCCTAAGTTATATAGGATGGCACCCATTACAGCGCCGCTTCGAGGTCGAGGTCGGCTACATTCGCGCTCTCGTACTCTTCCAAGTCAGTGACGATCAACTTGATCAGGCTAGGGCTACGACCTTTCTTGCCGCTAAACTCCCAGTCGAAGTAAGAGATGGCTACCTTAGCCTTGCTGCCGTTGCCTACGTTACCCATGATCTCATCGCCTGCTGTGTTGTAAGCCTTGATAGGGTTCTGAGACTTAGTAACGATGTAGCTGCCTTGGTCGTCATTCTTGTTGTTGACGTTTAGGCCGCGCTCTTCCAGTGCTGCTACAGCGCCTGATGAGAGGTTGCTTAGGTTTACCTGATACTTACCTGACAGCTCGTTGCGCTGCTGAAGGTTAGCCCAGAATAGGTCTGCGTTTAAAACTATAGGGGTCTTCTTATCCATCGTTTTGCTTCCTGTATTGTGTGTTAGTTAAAGAACGTGCATTATACCAAAATACTGCTTACTTGTCAACTGCTTAGTGCGTCTCTGCCCATGAATCTCCTACGTGATAGTCGCCTGCTAACGGACAACGCATGTTGTACGCTTCACCTGCTAACTTGATTGCTTTACATCCCAGCTTACCTACTGCGTTAGCGAGATGCTCCGGTACTTCTATCTGCCACTCATCGTGTACGTTAGCTACTACCTTCACATCGATGTTAGCTTCCTGTAGCAACTGCCTTAGTATGATAGCAGCCTTCTTCATGACAATGGCTCCAGCTCCCTGTAGCAGTGTGTTGAGTGCAGCGTGTTGATGCCGTACTCTTAAACGTCTGCCGTCCAATCCGGGGAGGCTCTTGTGCTTCTCAGCTATGTCTCTAACTAAGTCGCGCAACACCCTTAGTGCTGGTGTTCCTTCCAAGAACTTCCGCTTGAGAGCTGCTCCCTTACCCTTACCTCCTCCAACAATGCTTCCAATCTTGGCGTCACCAGCGCCATATAAGAAAGCGTAGATGAAGGTTTTAGCTTGATCTCTTGTAGATAGACCTGCTGCTTGCTGATTAGCGGTATGCACATCTCCGTCTAGTATCTCCTGTGTGTAGTTGTCGTCCTTCATGTAGTGAGCCAGCATTCGTAGCTCTAGGCCACTAGCGTCTATACCCACAAGTTTGTTACCTGCTTCTACTGTCCAACACTTCCTGCACTCTGCGCCGAACAGCTTACCTGCTGCCGGTACTTGTGCGAGGTTAGGCTGGCTGTGCGTCATACGTCCTGTGACTGCACCGTTACAGTTGACCCTACCATGTACCCTGCCATCATCAGCGACAGCCTCTAGCCACGAGTTGATCTGTGAGGTTCGCTTCTGTAGCGTTAGAAACTCCAACACTAACTTAGCTTCAGGCAGGTCTATATCGCCTAGTGTACCCTCATCAACGATCACGTTACCCTTCTCGGTCTTAGTCTTAAACACTGCACCGATCGATTCAAGGCGCTTAGCTATCTGCTGCCTGCTGCCAATGTTGAACACTTCTACATCGTCCTTGAGCGGCTTCCCAGTCTTCTCAGAGACGCGCTGTGTGATGATAGGCTTGAACCTATCTTGTAGTGTAGCCTCAATCGATCGCATGTTAGCGGTGAGCTGAGCGTACAGGTCAGAGGCGAATGGTATATCTAGCTTGAAGCCGTTGAACCGCTGCTCTGTCAGTATGCTCTGCATGTCATGCTCTAACCGCCACGACTCCTCGCTAAAGCTCTCCTGCGTCAGTTTATCCATCAGGTGCTTACATGCCTTAGTGTTAAGACGTGTGTCCTGCTCACAGTAGATAGCCATACGTGTCAGCCATTCATCGTGTCCCTCGTCCTCAGCAGGGCCATCGAAGTCTTTGAAGTCTCCCTTCGGGAAGCCGAATTGATTGCCATAGGACACAAGACCATGACCGCCTGCGCGAGAGGGATCATGTAAGCGGGATAGCAACATGCCATCTACCTGCTTCCACTCGCTTAGATCAACGCCCCAGACCTTCTTGATAACAGGTAAGTCGAACCCTATACCATTCCAGTGTGCCAGCTCGCCTACGCCAGAGACTGCTGAGATAAACTCCTCGGCTGTCCTACATTCCACAGTCTCGTCCGTATCCCAGTAGTGTACCCACGCCATCCATATCTGGTCGTGAGCGTAGTTAGTTTCAATGTCTATCGAAGCTGTCCTCATAAGTCTATTCCTATGTCTTTCAAGTTTTCTATATACTCATCCTCTATGTAATAAGAAGACTGTTCGCTTAGACATATCTCGCAAGTATCTAGCGGGTATCCGTCCTCGTCTTGAAACATGATCTCATCGTCTGTTAATTCTACATCGCAACATCTGCATTTCATAGTGCATTCTCCAAATCTACATTCTTAATTTCAGTTAGTCTACCAGTCGCTAAGCTATACTGTAGCAATCCTGCTACGCCTGCTTCACCACTGAATCGGTTCTTTAGGATACGAACGATAGTGCTATTCCGTACCTGCTCATCTTCATGTTGTCTATCAGCTTCCAACGCTATGCCTATGTTACTTAACTGCATTATAGCACCGGAACCTCTAGCCTCACTAGCGTGTACACGTCCACCTTCATCGTGACTGGTAGCTCCACTGCTCGGCTTTCGTAGGTGACAGATGTTAATCAACATGATGTCAGTCTCTTCTACTAGCTTGCGTAGCTCGTGCATAACGCTGTCAATAGCTTCACGCTCGTTAGTCTTACCGTTAGATACTAAACCGACTAAGATACTAATGTGATCTAGCAGCAACACCTTACAATCCTGTGCCTTGCTTAGATACTTCATCTGCCCTATAACACTCTCGACAGTGATATGCCCCTCGTGCTTCAGGAACATGAACCTATCATCTGCCAGCATAGACTGGAAGGCTGTCTCCTTGTCTGCCTGTCGTTGCTCTAGTGTGATGTTCTCTAACCCGCTCTTCTCAGTGACTCGTGTAGGGTCTAGTAATATACCCTTCATCTGCGTGACAGTAGGCAAGTGGAACACCTTCTGAGCCGATATAGACATCATACCCTGAGCCGCAACCGCCACGCTCTCCTCTAGGGACAGCACACCGATCTTGTGATTCGTACTCTCGTGTATCTGCCTAAGCATTTCCTTAACGAAGGTTGATTTGCCTACGCCTGAGCCTGCCATAACTGTGACGATCTCCCCAGTACGCATGCCATAGGCTTTGAGGTTCAAACAATCCCAAGGATAACTAGCGAACGGCATCTGTAGGGGTGCCATCACATCATCATACAACGCCGAAGACCTAACGATACTATCCGGCATGTACTCCTCAGCTCTCCACCAATCATTCACGTAGATAGACCCAGCGTTATCCTTCAGATAATCGCAGGCATCCTTGTAGCCGTCTCTGTGCTTCATGATCTTAGCTTTATCAGAGAACAGGGAGGCCACCTCGATAGCCGCGCTCTTACCCGCCGTGTCCGTATCAAAGCTAATGATGATAGACTCGAAGCTGTTGAGATAGTCGTACTGCTCCTTGCAGCACTTCAGAGCCGACTGTGCGCCCGTCTTGATACTAACAGCAGGATACTTACTACCGTGCATCTGGTAGCAGGCCATAGCATCCTCTTCGCCCTCAGTGATAGTGATACTACGTCCACCCTTAGCGAATAGATGCTGACCGAATAGCTCTGCCTTCTTGAAGTCTCCGATGGTTTGCATAGTCTTATCTGGCATCTTAGTCTTACTGGCGTTCTCGCCGTAGTAAAACACACGTAGCCCTCTGGCCTCCTCAGAGACCCTGTAAGCCTTCGCCGTAGCAGCACTGATGCCTCTATCAGGGAAGGCTGTATAGCCCTTAGAGGCGCTCACAGGCGCTCTGGTGACGTGTTCTACTGGTTGTCC